CTAAAGTTGATTCAGGTGCTAGTGTTGATCAGATACTAGAAGAGAAGAAGAAGGCTGATTTAGAGTCTTACAAACAACCAGATTCCGATGACAGTGAGGATGACGAAGAGGACAACATAAATGTTTAGTCTATTGAGTAGTCAAAAATCTGTTCATAGTGTAAGTCCAGATAGGGGTGCCATTGGCACCCTTATCCTAACAATGAGGAATAATGAAAGCAATAACTAAAACAATAAGTGTAAAAAATTTTACTGATTTAAATATAGATAAAAAGATATTTTTAGATGAGTCTTTTCAAAGAGGTACCGATGAAAAATCTAGTTGGGAAGATAGTCATAAAAAAGATTTTATAGATTCAACTCTATTAGGTTCTGCTGTAAACCCAATAGTACTAGTAGATATTAAAGCAGCACTAGATTATAATTTACAAACAAAATCTAGTCCTGACTCAGTTATATATTTTCAAAGTTTATTAGATAAAGGTTTTGAATATTTAAGTATTGATGGTAACAATAGATCAATCACTTATAAAGATTTTAGAAACGACTTATTTAAGGCATTACACAAATCATATTTGTATGATAGAGGTAGTTCAGAAATCAAAAAAGATTTTGATAAGTACTCAACTATGCCAAGTGTATTACAAGAAAAATATAATGATACACAAATTGATTTAAAAGTATTTACAGAAATTACATCTGCTGAATGTAGAGACGTATTCAGAAACTTAAACAAAGGTGTGCCATTGAATCATCAACAATATAGACAATCTTATCCTAGTGATTTTGCACAATACGTTAGAGATAATAGAAGAAAGTATATGGTACCGTTATCTAATTTTTTAGGTAATAAAGAAATACAAGAATTAAAAGGTGATGAATATATTGCTAAGATGGCTTGTTATGCTTTCAAAGGTGAGTATTCAAAAGTATTATTAGATAAAATATATTTTGATAATACAACTAGAGGTGATCTATGTACATATTTAAGATTGTTTAAATCAGATAGTAATTTTAATTCTGTATTAAAACAAGTTATGGCAAACTTTGAAACAGGTACTCAACACTTGCAACCAAATGCTGTGTTTGATTACTTTGTGACAGTTTGGAATTACAAATTAAATAATATTAAAGTAGAAAAACCTGATGAGTATTATAAGTTATGGTTAAAACAATATGTAAAAGAAAAAACAGATATAGATACTACACATCCTATACCTGGTGAAAATTCAGAATATATTTTTGATGATACTATCAGAAAAATACCTGAACATTTTAGAACATGGAGATTAGAATACTTACTTGCAAAAATAGAAACAGAGGCATATGCTTCTGGTTTGATAATTCAACAAGAGGATCCTGATAAGTACTTTACAAAAAATCAAAAGTTTATAATGTGGGAGAGACAAAAAGGTATATGTCCTGCAACACAAAAGACTATACCTTTTGAAGAAGTTTTAGATTATACTAAATGGCACGGTGACGCTATACTACCTAAAGATAAAGGTGGTAAACATACATTAGATAATGGTAGATTGATATGTGCTGAGTATAATATAAAAAAATCTAATAGAATTGAGGGGGTAATATAATTGACAACAATAATAGTTAGAAACAATAATGTAGAAAAAGCAATTAGGACTTTGAAAAGAAAAGCTCAAAAGAGCGGTCTTTTAAAAGAGCTAAGAGATAGACAATACTATCAAAAGCCTTCAGAAAAAAGAAGAGAGGCAAAGAAAGCTGCTAAGAAAAAACAATATCTTGCACAAAAAAAGTGGGATGATATGAATGGTATTGTTATTATAAAAGGCAAAAAAGTTAAGAGATTATAGGTTTTACGCCACTTTGTGTCTGTATATATATTATATCTATGAGGCAATTCGTAAGACCTCGTAGAGGCGTAAATAGGTCGGGTACTACCTTGTTTTTTAACTAAAAGTACCCACGCAAATACGGTGATCTTTGCCAGTTTAACTCCGTGACAAAAGGAAACTGGCGCTTGACATATTATAAATAATTATTATATAATATGTTAGAGAACGCCATAATGGGTTCTCGTAAAATAACTTGCTTTAAAAGGAGGAAAATATATGACAAATAAAGCACTTTCTATTTTTAATCAACTAAGACCAGTAACCGTAGGGTTTGATAACGTATTCGACCATTTTGAAAGAATGTTTGAAGACGATTTTTTCAAACAACCTAATAGTTCTTTTCCGTTTTACAATCTAGTAAAACAAGGACAAAACAAGTTCGATATTGAGATCGCTCTTGCAGGTTATAGTAAAAAAGATATTGAGATTACACTTGAACAAGGTGTACTAAGTATCAAATCTAAAAACGAAGAGAAGGAAGATACTAAAGATGGTGAAGTAATCCATAAGGGTATTGCTAAAAGATACTTCTCTAAAGCTTTTACAATCGCTGATGACGTTGAAGTTAAAGGCGCTGAGTTGAAAGATGGTCTTTTAAAAGTGTCTTTGGAAAGAATTATTCCAGAACACAAAAAAGCGAAAACAATTGATATTAAATAATCAATTACATAGAAAGGCGGGACTATTGACATCCCGCCTTTTTTATTATATAATGAATCTATAAATTATGAGGAGAATAAAATATGCAACTAAGTGAAAAAACAATCTCTATTTTGAGAAACTTTTCCGACATTAATCAGAATATTCTGTTTAAACCAGGAAAGAAACTTGCTACAATGTCAACAATGAAAAACATTATGGCAAAAGCAACTATTGATGAGGAGTTTAACCAAGAGTTTGGTATATATGATTTACCAGAGTTCTTACGTTCCTTTGAAAAGTTTGTAAAACCTAAACTAAATTTTAACGGCACAGCAAATCTAAAAATTACAGATGACGCTTCATCTTTAAAAACTAGATATCCTTTTGCTGAAAAATCAACTTTAGTAGCACCTACAAAAGATATAACAATGCCAGATAAGACAGTGGCATTTTCTTTAAAACAAGCTGACTTTGATATGATTAAAGGACAGTATGCTACATTATCTTTACCTGATATTGCAATTAGAGGTAAGGGTGGTAAAGTTGAAATTGTTGCTTTAGATAAGAAAAATAGTAATGCACCAGAGTCTTCTTTACCAGTTGGCGAAACTAATTTAGAATTTACTGCGTATATTAAAGCAGAAAATTTAAAAATTATACCAGGTGATTATGACGTTGCTTTATCAAAAGCAAAAATTGCTCATTTCATAAACAAAAAAATAAATATTGAGTATTGGATTGCTTTAGAAACTGACTCGGAGTTTTAATGACCGACAGAAATAAAGTCCCAATGACACCCGAAGAGGAAGATAAAAACGCTGATGTTGAGAGGGATGAGAACGGTAAAGTTCTACCTCAAACAACAGATGATCAATACAATCAGTTTGATAGTTTTGACGCTAGATGGCCAGAGGCTTACAAATGAGTATTGTAAAGTTAGAAAACTTAACAGAATTTAAATCTTACAATGAGATAAAGTCTAGGGTTTTACATCCTAAATTTCCTTGGTTTTATTCTCCTGTATCTACTTCAGATAAGTTTCCTTTTCTAGGCAATGAGATTGTAGATAGAGAAGGCAAGATATTATCTGAAGAAGGATTTAAACTTTGTTTAGAGTTGATGAAAGATATAACCGACAAGATGAAGGTAGACTTTGTTCAACCATTAAGAATATGTGTTAACATGGCTCAGGCTGGTGTTGCACCTATTACTGATTGGCACGTAGATCATCCTGAAAAAGATCACAAAGTCTTATTAGTATATTTCAATAAAACTAAAAAAGGTAATACTTTAATTTCAACTACTAAATATGATAAAGACAAACCAGTTTTACCTGCTTTTAAATCTTATCCTGATAAGAAAATTAAAAAAGGTGAAACTATTGAGCCATGTGAAGACACGGCAGTTGTGTTTGACGGAATGAGGTGGCATACTGCTATACTTCCTGAACCTGGTGTTAGACGTGTGACTTTAGTGGCAACATTTATATAATGAAAGAAGAGGTGAATATATTATGTCAGACTTTTTATGGGTTGAAAAATACAGACCTAGAAAAATACAAGATTGTATTTTAAGTGAAGACCTTAAAAATACTTTTCAAAAATTTGTAGATAACAAAGAAATTCCAAATCTATTATTATCAGGTAGGGCAGGCACAGGTAAGACTACTGTTGCAAAAGCTTTATGTGAAGAAATAGGTTGTGACTATCTAGTTATTAATGGTTCAGATGAAGGCCGTCATATTGATACGCTAAGAAATCAAATTAAAAACTTTGCGTCTTCAGTATCTTTAGAAGAAAGTACAAATCATAAAGTTGTAATACTTGACGAGGCAGATTATATGAATGCTGAGACAGTTCAGCCTGCGTTAAGAAACTTTATAGAAACATTTTACAAGAATTGTAGATTTATTTTTACTTGTAATTACAAAAACAAAATACTACCTGCTTTACAAAGTCGTACTACAGTTATTGATTTTGAAATACACAATGGTCAAAAAGTCAAAACTGCTACAGCACTTTTAAAAAGACTTTGTTATCTATTAGAACAAGAACATTTAGAATATGATAAGAAAGTATTAGCAGAGTTAATTCAAAAACATTATCCAGACTTTAGAAGAACAATTAATGAATTACAAAGGTATTCAGTAAGAGGTAAAATAGATACAGGCATACTAGTATCTCTTTCAGAAATACATACAAAAGAGTTAATTAATCTATTAAAGAATAAAGAGTTTGGTAAAATGAGACATTGGGTTGTACAAAACCTAGACAAAGAACCTGCGTCTCTATTTACAAATCTATATGAGGCATTATATAAATCTTTAGTGCCAAAGACAATACCATTAGCAGTTTTAATTATTGCTGATTATCAATACAAGTCAGCCTTTGTTGCAGACCACGAGATAAATATTGTCGCTTGTTTAACCGAAATAATGCAAAGGTGCGAATTTAAAAAATGATAGTAAGTCATAATATATTTGTTAAAATAATAGTTAAGTTGAGAATGTGGTATGCAGATATAAGAGGTCATCATGGTAAAAGATATAATTATGAACCTGGTGATTGGTATATGGGCAGACACAAAAAACGAAAAAAATGAAGAAAAAATATAATGAAATTTATTCATTGAGCAATTATCTCAATGCAATAAACTATACAAAAGAGCCTTTAATGGAGAATAAAGAAGACCCATTTTGGGAAAAGAAATATCCTGCCTACGTAGTTAATAGATGTTTATCTTATCATAAAGAATTGATTTATATTGTCAATGAAATGAATCAAAGATCAGGCATTTCTAATCGGCTACAATTTCATTTTCTAATAAATAGTATAAGAAAAATGAGGCGATTTGGTAGTAAATGGGTATCTACTAATAGAGGTAAATACTTTGACGCTATCAAAAAATACTATGGCTATAGCAACGAAAAAGCAAGAGTGGCTTTAGACATATTAACAAAACAAGAACAAGACACTATTCTTAAAAAAGTGTCAGTAGGTGGGAAAAAATGAGTGAAGAAAAATTAAATTGGTCACCTGAAAATATGTTAGAGGTAACACTCAAACAACCAGATGACTTTTTAAAGATACGAGAAACCTTATCTCGTATTGGTGTTGCAAGTAGAAAAGATAAAACATTATTTCAATCTTGTCACATTTTACATAAACAAGGTAAATATTATATTGTACACTTTAAAGAGTTATTTGCTTTAGATGGCAAAACAGCTACGTTGTCTATAAATGATATTCAAAGAAGAAACACAATAAGTGCTTTACTACAAGACTGGAGTTTATTATCAGTAGTAAAACCAGAAGAGTTAGAAAATAAAGCACCTTTATCACAGATAAAAATTATTGCATTTAAAGATAAGAAAAACTGGAACTTACAAGCTAAATATAATATTGGTAAAAAAGCAGAAGAAAAAAACGAAGACATTAAATAATTAACAAGTGAGGATATATTATGATAAAGTTATATAGGCTGACAACAGGTGAAGATTTAATTGGTAAACAGTTATCTGATCCAAACGTAGATGGTGAAGCTACAAATCATATAGATTTTGAGTACATAGAAAAACCATTTGTGTTAATACCTGTAAGACAAGGTACTAGTCAGGCCACTATTGGTTTTCATTCATATATACCGTATTCAGAGGATAAAGTAATTAAAATTAAAAGTCAAAATGTAATTACAATTACAAATCCTGATAGTAAGATAAAAGACGCTTACGAACAAAATACAGGTGTTATAAAAAGTGCAAAACCAAGTTTGATAGTGTAATGGAACAATTGGGAAAACCTACATCAAAATACTACGATTACATTGATAATAAACAATGTGATATACAAAGTATTATTCATTGTATAAATCTTCAAGGTAAAGACCTTGTAGGTGTTGAGGTAGGTGTATTCTTTGCCAAATCTTTTTGCACATTGCTTCAAAATTGTCCTAATATAAAAAAACTTTATGGCATAGATAGATATGAACCATATACAGATTATCTTGTTCAAAACTATGATATGAAAAATGTGGATGCTATCTATGATGAAAAACAAATAGAAAGTATTAAATTAAGTGCTTATCACTCAATTAAATTTTCAGGTTTTAAAGATAAGGCAGAGATTATTGAAAAAGACCATATTGAAGCTTCAAAAAAATTTGATAATGAAAGTTTAGATTTTGTTTTTGTAGATAACTATACAAATCACAAAGAAATTATAGACAGTTTAGAGACATGGTATCCTAAAGTTAAACAAGGTGGTTTATTTGCAGGACACGATACACATTTGAATGTTGTAAAATTAGGCATAGCAGAATTTAGAGAACGAAATAAAATACATAATACAATATCTTTTTTTGATAAAACATTTATATGGAGAAAATAAAAGTATATTTTATTCAACAAAATGGTAAAAAAGTTGAAGTAGAAGTAGATACAGGTAGAACATTAATGGAGGCTGCAAGAGATTATGCACCTGAACCTATTGATGAAATCTATGCTGACTGTAGTGGTTGTTGTTCATGTGCCACTTGTCACGTTATAGTTGAAGAGAATTGGATTAAAAAAACAGGTAAAATTAAAAACAATAGTGCCGAACAAGAATTATTAGATTATGAACCATTGGCAAAAGATAACAGTAGATTATCTTGTCAAATATTTTTAGAAAAAAAACATGACGGACTCACAGTTAAAATACCAACCTAAAGAAATTAGAAATTTTTTAGAACCTAGTTTTTTTAAACATTTACAGAATACTATAACTCATCATAGTTTTCCGTGGCGTAAAACACATAAAACAACTGCTGTTGATACTGATTGGCATTTATATTTTTATCATAATTTTTTTGATGATAAAAGAATTACCTCAGAATACTATAACGATTTAATTATACCTATATTAGATAAATTAAATGTAAATGGTATTATACAAGCAAGAAGTAATTTGTTTATAAGCAAAACTTTTGATAAGTCTTCGTATCATACAGATCAATTTGATGAAAGAGTAAACACAGCAATCTTATACTTAAATGATTGTGATGGTGGTACAGAATTTAAATCAGGAGAGTTTGTTAGATCAGAAGCTAATAAAATGGTGATATTTAACTCCTCTTTAGAGCATAGGGCTCAAACTGCACGTGATGTGCCTTGTAGATATATAATAAATTTAAATTATTATGAAAAGTTGTATTGACTTTTTTAAAATAGTGAAGTATAATATAGATAATGAATTTTTACACAAATGTTATAGAATATAGAGGCAAACTTCTTATTAGAGGTGTTGCAAACGGTCAATCTTATTTAAGTAGAATAAATTATGAACCTACTCTATTCATTCCTACAAATAAACAAACTGAATGGAAGACTTTAAAAGGTCAAAACGTAATAGATAAAAAGTTTGGTTCTATTGTAAAAGCAAAAAACTTTATTGAAACATATAAGTCAATGCCAGAATTTAAAGTTTATGGTATGACGAGATATAATTATCAGTATATTGCAAATGAATATCCTGAAGATGTAAAGTGGGATAAAGATAAGATTAAAATTTTTACGTTAGATTTAGAGTGTGAGTGTGAACATGGTTTTCCTGATCCAGATACTGCAAAAGAACCTATTATTTGTATCACTGTAAAAAATCATAGCAATAAACAAATTATTACTTGGGGTACTGGTGACTTCTTAACAAAGAAAGCAAATGTAACCTATATTAAGTGTGAAAATGAAAAACATTTACTATTAGAGTTTCTAAAATTCTGGTGTAAAAATCATCCTGATATTATTACAGGTTGGAATGTTAAGTTCTTTGACGTGCCATATCTAATGAACAGAATGAGATTTATATTTGACAATGATACGATTAATAAAATGTCGCCTTGGAATTATGTTAATGCTGAACGTGTACAACTAGGAACAAAAAATCAACAGTACTGGAATATGTTAGGCATATCTGTACTAGATTATTTTGACTTGTATAAAAAGTTTACCTATGTTAGACAAGAGTCTTATAAACTAAATTATATTGCAAAAGTAGAATTAGGTGAATCTAAATTAGATAATCCATACGATACATTTAAAGAATTTTATACAAATGATTATCAAAAGTTTGTAGAATATAATATACAAGATGTGGAGTTAGTAGATAGATTAGAAGATAAAATGGGTTTGATTGACCTATGTTTAACTATGGCCTATGACTTCAAAGTAAATTATACAGATGTCTATTCGCAAGTAAGATGTTGGGATACTTTAATCTATAATCATTTACATAAAAAGAAAATCGCAATACCACCTAGAGAAGACCACGATAAGGCAACACAGTTTGAAGGTGCATATGTAAAAGACCCTCAACTAGGATTACATAAATGGATTGTATCGTTTGACTTAAACAGTTTGTATCCGCATTTAATTATGCAATACAATAACAGTCCTGAAACATATGTAGGTGTAGAACCTAAAAATGTAGGTGTAGAAAATTATTTAAATCAAAAGTATAATACAAAGTGGTTAAAAGACAAAGATGTGACAATTGCACCTAACGGCGCTATGTTTAGAAGAGATAAACTAGGTTTCTTACCAGAGTTAATGAAAAAAAATTATGACGCCAGAGTTATATTTAAAAAGAAAATGATTAAGGCAAAACAAGAGTATGAGAAAACTAAAGACCCATTATATAAAAAAGAAATTGCTAGATGTCACAATATACAGATGGCAAAGAAAATATCTCTAAACTCTGCCTACGGCGCAATCGGTAATCAATACTTTAGATACTTTGAAAAGAACCAGGCAGAGGCGATTACTATGGGTGGTCAGTTAACTATTCGTTGGATAGAAAAAGATATAAACAAGTTTATGAATAAAGTATTAGGCACTGAAAATAAAAATTATGTTGTTGCGTCTGATACTGATTCAATCTATTTAAGATTAGATGAGTTAGTACAAAAGACTTGTAAGAATAAAACACCACAACAGATTACAGATTTTTTAGATAAGGCTGCTGAAGAGAAGATACAAAAAGTTATTGATAAGAGTTTTGAAAATCTTGCAGAATATGTAAATGCCTATGAGCAAAAAATGATTATGAAACGAGAAGCAATTGCTAATAAAGGTATATGGATTGCTAAAAAAAGATATATCTTAAATATGTATGATGAAGAAGGTGTTAGATATGAATATCCTAAACTTAAAGTTATGGGTGTTGAAGCAGTTAAATCATCTACGCCTGAAGTTTGTAGAGGTAAAATTAAAGAGGCAATACGAGTTATTATGAATCAAAGTGAAGATGATTTGATTAAGTTTGTTGCAGATTTTAAAACACAATTTAGAAATTTAAGTCCTGAAAGTGTTGCATTTCCTAGGTCTTGTAATAATTTAGAAAAATATATTGATCCGTCACAGATTTATAAGAAAGGCACACCTATTCATGTAAAAGGTTCTTTGCTTTATAATCACTACTTACATAAACACAATTTAGAACAAAGATATCCTGTAATTAAAGAGGGTGATAAAATAAAATTTTTAATGTTAAGACTACCTAACTCTATAAAAGATACGGTTATTTCTTTTTCAACATATCTACCTAGAGAGTTTAAATTAAAACAATATGTAGATTATGATGGTCAGTTTGAAAAGACATTTACAGATCCACTGAAGTTTATCTTAAATGCTATCAACTGGAAACTAGAGAAAGAAGCAAC